CAATCAACAACCTATCTCAAGGCATTCCAGTACGCATCCACTCCCTTGAGATGTCACCCGAACAACTCATCGCCAAGATGGTTGCGAATCGCTCAGGTGTGGACATGAACCGAGCTAGGGACGGCTTCCTGACAGAAGAAGACTTTCAGAAGATGGAGCAAGCTAGGGCATGGCTAGCCGACAAACCCTTATTTATCGCACACACTCACACTACCACTGTCGATAAGGTTGCATCACAACACCGCAGGGACATTGCCAAACACGGCAACACCCTATGTATCATCGACTACCTGCAACTTATCAAGAGCCTGAATCGACATGCCTCAAGAGAGCAACAAGTAGCTGAAATGTCCCGTGACCTGAAGTGCTTATTCAAAGACACACAGACACAAGGCATCACCCTCTCACAGATGAACCGCAATACTGACGAGACTGCTGAACCTAAACTGTCTGACCTTAGAGAGTCAGGAAGTATTGAACAGGACGCAGATACAGTCATGTTCATCTACAAGCATAGCGACCCGACCAAACGTAACTTGAAGATTGCCAAGAACCGACACGGGCAGGAAGGTAAAGCGGAACTTACTTTTAACGGAGCAACATCAACACTGAAATAACCAACGACTTGAAAGGACAAGAATGAAGCAGGAGAGTTTTATACAGGACGAAGACTTCTGGGAAGGAATGCCAGAGTTTATCCAGACTAAGCAAGAGCCTTACGCTAAGATTATCTTTCGATTTGAGAGTGAAGAAGACTTACAGGAGTTTTCTGAAATGATTGGTCAAAAGCTAACACACTTAACGCAAAGCACATGGCATCCATTCAAGCCGCATCGAAGGGAGTGCAAAGAGGTATGGGTAAAGGAATGAAATACCCAGTCTATATAATTTCAAAAGGGCGACCAAGTAACTGCATTACAGCTCGCTCGCTGGATCGAATGGGCGTGAGTTATAAGGTGGTTATTGAGCCACAGGAGCACATAGAGTATGCTAAAAGCATAGACGAATCAAAGCTTGTGGACTTGCCATTTTCAAACTTAGGCCAAGGCTCAATACCCGCTCGAAACTGGGTGTGGGAGGACAGTATAAGGCGTGGGCATGAGCGGCACTGGATTTTAGACGATAACATCGAGGCGTTCAATCGGTTGCATCTTAATGATAAGCTTGAGGTAAGGTGCGATTCCACCTTTCGAGCATGTGAAGACTTCACTGATCGCTTTACTAATGTTGGATTATCAGGAATGAACTACTATTCTTTTTGTAAATCTACCGATGCAGTACCTCCGTACTACTTAAACACACGCATTTACTCATGTATTCTTATTCGCAATAACTTGCCATTTCGATGGAGAGGCAGGTTTAATGAGGACACAGACTTATCACTAAGGGTTCTTAAGCTAAATGAATGCACTATACTTTTTAATGCGTTTCTATGCGGCAAGGTAACGACAATGAGGATGAAGGGCGGGAACACTGACACTGTTTACGCTGAAACTAATAATCGCCTTGAGTTCGCACAATCCTTAGTGGATCAGCACCCAGATGTTGCGAGAGTAACAAAAAAGTATGGGCGGTGGCATCACCATGTAAACTACAAGCCATTTAAGAAAAACCGACTTATACTAAATCCTGATATTAAAGTCCCCGAAGGTGTAAATAATTACGGAATGATTAAACAACGACTAAACCAACACACACAAGAACTATGAACACAGAATGGAAAAACCCACTACTTAAACTGGAACCACTTACACAAGAGGAGTACGCCTTGCTGCCAAATGAGATTGGTGGCGATATACAAAAACGAGAAGGCGCAATACTATGGGATGAAGGAGGCGGGCCACATGGGTGCTGGTTTATCTGTGAGTCAGATTTAGAATGGTCCCCACAAGGCTCTTGCCCTGACGACATCTGGCGATCCAAGTGCAACTACTTCTATGGATACCTAGACCAGTGGAGGAAGGAACGTCAAAATAGGGAAGGTGAGCATCCCGAATTAGGGAACCTCGACCCTAAGCAACAGGCATCCACCACCAAGCCACCCCTGCAACTACTACCACCTGCCGCCATGCAGGAGATTGCACATGTGCTCAAACTCGGTGCTGACAAATATGGCGTATATAATTGGCGTGGCAATACTGACTCTATCCAAGACTCCACCTACTACGGGGCTATACTACGACATGTCACCGCCATGATGAATGGTGAAGCACTAGATCCAGAATCACAACGATCCCACTGGGCACATATAGGAGCCACCGCCATGATTATGCTGGACGTACTTAACGAAAGGGAGAAAGCAACACAATCAGAGCCTCAAGTCGGCACACGTTGGACACGCTATGGCAACACTTATCTTCTCTGCTGCCTTATGAGTACTCAATTTGCGTTAATCAACATAAGCGATGGTACGTCATTTACAGACAGGTGGCATGAATCTGAACTGGAGGCGTTCGGAGGTAGTTTTGACCAGTTCACACAAGTAACGGAGGGCGAGTCATGACACCAGAACTTAAACAAATCCAAGACGAGATCCTTAAATGGAAACCCGCTGACAAACTACACCCTCTTGAACGGGAACAGTTCATGCGTATCCTCGGAAACCTCGCTTACCAACTACTCAATCCAAGGGAGGAAGAATAATTATGACTAGACCCTACACACAAACCCTAACCTATAGGATAGAGAATGGACCCGCACTCTACATCATTCACGGGAACTTCGGGCCTACTGGAACATTCCCTACTCCCACATTCAATATCGACGGGGCGGAATATTTTAGCATCCATTCCCAATCGGGTGAGGTGTTTGCTGCGGGAGGCAATAAGATTATTAGAGAAATCGAAGACATCCATGCAGTCAGGGGATGTTAGCGATTAGCTTTCTCGTAACCACCAAGCATATCATGATGCCAATACACTAGGTCAAGGATTGTACCCTGTAAGGAGTGACCCTTAATATCTTCACCTGATGCAAACGCCCACATATCTTTACTTGTGCGGTCAAGCATCGTCGTGGCAGGCATCATGTACTCTAGGGCAGTCTTGCCAATGCCTTCACGCTTGGCGTTATATACATGGTAGCGATTGATTAAGGCTATACGAAGCAAGTTGTTCTGCACAGTCTCATCCATCTCAATAGGTCTGCCATACATCCAATCCTTCACCATATCCACGGGCATACCAGCAGCCGCAAGCAATCCTCCATAAGCCGCAAGTTTACCCATAGCGGGAGCCGCCTTCTTTGCGGCCTGGTCAAACTTACCTTGCTTCATTAACTCAAAGCCTTTAGCAATATCACCATTAGCAATCTCCCGATAGATGTCTGCCTGCTTTACCATGTAGGTTTTAAGTTGGTAGAAGATGGGAGCAATCGGACCTGTCGCCATACCTGGCATCTCTAGTCTACTTAGTGGCAAGAAGTCTGATGCCTCACTGAAGAGTAAGCTTTGAATACTCTTGGGTGCTGCATCCTTAGCAACACTACCATCGTAAGCAAGCAGGTCATCAACCATCTGCTTGCCGTCATCCCCGTACTTACTAATCAACTCTGTTCTAAGTTTATCAGGATTAGCCTTAGCCTTCTTGCGAAACTTCTGATACAGTGCTTCGAGTGATGTATTCTTTGACCACTTATCTAATTGATTGAACCCTGTTGCGGTCAGCACCTTGTCCAGTGCTTTATTGAATCCCCCTGATGTAGCACCGAAGTCAATGGAGTTATTGCGATCAAGCCCAATGTCATTAAACCAATCCCTCCTTTGTTTGTTGAGTGCTGCCTTCATCATATTGGGAGCACCCGCAAACCAGAACCCATTCACTAGATCCATTAGCTGAGTAAGGGTTGTGCCAAAGTTGGCAATGGTTCCGAAGTAGTTGGCGGTCTTCAGGTCGTTGATGATTGTATTGGTAGACTCCCCATTGAATCTCTTCTGGATTACATACTGAAGTTTACGCAAGTCGTCCTGACTCTTTACCCCAAAGTTATCCCCAAAAGTTTCCGCAAGCTTTCCAGCAAGTGTATCGTCAATGCGTACATTCGCACCCACTCCAGCAAATCTATCGTTAATATTCTGCAATACATCTCCACCAGGATCAACAGTGCGAATGCCTGCACGTTCATTTGCCTTACTGACCTGCTGTCCCAAGAACTTACGAGACTCAATACGCTCCACCATAGAGTCAATGTAGTGGCTAACACTCGTGACAGTATCCTCATAAAAGTCTGCAAGCCTATCATCAACCTGCTCAAATACCCGTGACTTCTCGTGACTGGTCTTTGTGCCACGAGGTTTAGTTCCTAGCACTCGACTAGCAACCTCTACCTTTTCCATGTCACTTAGTGCTTCTACTGGCACATCCATACGAGCTGCATATTCTTCCAACGCCCGATCAAGATCATTGATCTCCTGTGACATACCATTCTCATCCATGTACTTACGCATCTGCTTGTAAGCACCCTTCTTAAGTAGACGGGGAATGTAGGAGTTGATGTATCCAATATCCATCGAGGCATCTTCTCGTGCCTCTACAAAGATCTCATCCAGGATATCCTTTGCCTCATCACGTACCTTGCCATCAAATGTAGCACTCTGCCAATCCTTGTCGCCAGCTTTCTTGGCAACCTTCTTGATCTCGGCATTCAACTCAGCGTGGTAAGTGTCCATATACTTCTGAATGGACTTCCAATCTTGATTACGTGCGGCTGTATTAAACTCGGCAAGCAATCCCTTCTTGGTAAGGACGTTCTGCATTGGAACCCAGAAGCGGTGAACACGTTTCTTGAGTTCGCTTTGGCGATTGATTACGCTGTACTCATGCTTCTTGAAAGCTTCCGCAATGGGAGTAGCTACGTTCTTGAGTACACGGGAGAGTGGATCAATGGCGTTACTGATTAGCTTCTTTGCCTCGTCCTTCCATACCGCAGTCTTGCTATATCTTCCCTTCTCTAAATCTTGTAGCCCTTGCTGAACCTTACTCTCCGTCATCTCAGGAGACTCTGACTCTCTGGCGATCTTACCATTCTTGATCTTAGGCTTCTCTAGGCGATTGACATTCTTTGCACTGCCTCGCCATCTACCCTTAGTTGCAGCACCTGCCAGTAATGCCAGTAGTCCTATACCGAAGATGTGGCTCATGTCTGCCTTGTACAGATTATCCTCATCGCCCTCGGCTCCCGCTATGGCTTGTGCCAATCCTGCTGCACCTCCAGCACTCAATGCACCAGAAGCTACATACTGCTGGAACTTCTTGCTGGTGAAGAAATCTTTTGCTGCCTGCTCTTCTTTAGGAATATCCAGTCTAGCACTTCTTAACTCCTTCAATTTCATGTTACGCTCATCAACAATCTTTCCACGTTGTTCGGGTCGGGCTTGTTGGATGGCGTAGTCTAATTGATCTACATCTTTCTCAAGTGCTTGGATCTTATTAAATTGTTCTGTGTATCCATCAAATGCGTTGTCTGATGGCAGGCTGCTTGTGACATCATTCTCTTGACTGCGAAGGTCGGCAAGCTTCCGCTTATGATACTTCGTGAAGCCCCTCGACTTATCTGCCTTAATCGCTTCCAACTTAGCGATCTCCTTCTGGACATGACTCAGTCTACCTATGTCACTAGAGAGGTCGTCCGAGATACCAGTCATGGCATCCTTTAAGGTTGTCGCAAGGTTGGGTTGTAATTCAATTCCTGGTTGAGTAGGTGTAGTGGGTTGTCCCTCTTGTGCTGTACGCTGTGTCCCAAGGTTCTTTTGTGCAACAGCAGCAGGTGAACTGTAATCCACTAACTCATTAAGGAACTCGGCATCTTTGTTGATGTCATCCCATGCTGTAACCTGACGCTCCTTCAAGCCCTGCTGCAAAGCTTGCATCTCATTATACATGCCCCTCACTTTTTCTGGAATTAAATCCCTAACAGTAATTTTCTCTTGCTGCTGATATTGATCTCTTAACGCTTGCAACTCAAGATCACTACGCCTTCGCACTCCAGTGGGATCACCTAATTCTTCACTACGTAAAGCAGCACCAAGTTTCTTTAAGTCACTACCTCCTACTGCTTGTTGCCAATCTTCGGGCTTTAGCTTATTGAACTCTTCATAGAATACATCTTGTAGCTGTTCCCTCTTTGCAGTAGCTTCCTCAATGGTTGAGCTATCTTTAATTGAAATAGCTTTATCCACCTCATCGGGCGTCATATCTTTCTTGATGTCGGCTCCCGTAGTATCCTTAAAGAACTTTGCCTCTGCATATCCAAGCCCACCGCCAATTACTCCACCCCAGAGCAGTGCGTTCTTTACCTCGTCCTGCGTTGGTGCTCTGCCTTCGTCAATTATGGTACGGGCATACAGTTCAGCACCAGCAAGCGTACTACCTTGAGCACCACGTAATGCAGCACGAGTCATTGTGCCTGCTTTAGCGAGGTTTCCAAGAGGGATTGCACCCGTACCTATCGCAGCCATTAACTCACCCTTGCCGATACCTTCAGAGAGTCCCATATCCCTGCGTAGGTTCTGTGCCCAAAGGTTGCCAATGCCTGCACCTATCGCCCCACCTGCGGCTGTACCAGCAGGAGAAGCAAACGAACCAATGATACCACCCGCTATACTAGGGGCGACCTCGGCAGCGATTAGCGTTGCGTTTTCCAACCATGTTGGATCAGTGGTGCGTTGTGCCTCTACGGGGCCAATAATATTGTACCCCTTCTCGAGAGCTTCCTGAAGACTGACTTGTTCAATTGCCATTATAGATTAAGCATGCTTTTAAGACCCTCGACTGGAGGACTTTGCATTAAGTCCTTATGTAGCGGAGGGAATGCAGGTGGGCGATTAGTCACTGGCGGCATTACTGGAGCATAAGGTGAAGGAACAGCAGGGGGGCGAACGGAGGAAGGAGGAGTAGGCGTAGGTGCGGGAGCATCCTCTGGTCTACCACTATCCTTGTCATCAGGTATATCCACCATAACATTGATACCACCCATCAACTCTTGGTTGCGTCTAGCCATTTCCTGTTCTGCCGCCACAGCCTCTAGGTATTTCGTGTTAGTGTTAGGGTCTTGAAGAATCTTCATTACCTTCTTGAACTTCTTCTCATCCTCATTCTCAAGAGCTTTCAACTCAGCAAGACTAAAGGTTCCATAACCTTTTACGGGAATAGACTTAGTATTAACAACCGCATCATATTCCTTTTGAGCATTCTCTAATTGATCCACGAAAGGCTTTACGCTTGGATTCAAGGATTGCATCAGCTTCATTTGATTGATTGTGCTTTGCAATGCATTAGCACCAGTAAGTCCTTTCTTGTAATCTATATCCGCTTTCTTGCCTTGCCTATTTAATTCTGCTACCTCCTGTGCTTGCTTGATATTCCGTGAGCCTTGCATAATGCGTCCAGCACTTGCTTCAAGTGATCCACCTTTATTGAGGTTGTGGCGATACAACGCTTCACGTATAGACTCAGGAACTTCTTTACCTTGCGACATATAGAAAGAGGCAGACTGCTCAAGGTCGGAAATCTTTTGTGTTAATTGCTGATTCTTCCTATCTTCCATTGTTTGGCGGATCTGCTGCTGAGCGAGTTGAACACCCTTTTGTGCAGTCGCTTGTTCTGCTGCTTTAGTAATTGCAGTATAACCATTGGACATCGCATCCTTATCCCTCTTGATTGAATTAATGATTATGTCACGTTGATCTGGCGGCAGGTTAAGTGAGTCAGCGTATGCTTGCAACTTAGGTTCTGCTGCCTCCCACTGCTTATTGAGTTGGTGCTTCTCAATAGCCTTGCCCACGTTCTCAAGTGTGCCTTGTATGGCTTGCCCCCATGCCTGACCTGCCTGCACGATGGGGCGTGTATCCACTTGGCTAAGTGGGCCGTATTGTCCTGAAAATAATCTCTGTGCCATTATACTGTTCCCTTCTTTTCGTACTTAAACCAGTCTCCACTCAGTATATCTCCAACACCACCAAGAGTACCACCAATTATGTTACCCCATTTCGCCTGATTTGCGGCATACATGTTTGCCTCGTTAGTGTACTGGTTACTGATGTATGGAAGTCCTGCCTCTGGGTTAATATACTCTGGCCCAGATTGAGCCATAAGTCCTGCACCTGTGCTTAGTACGCTTTGAGCGGTTGGTGCTGCTTGCGATGGTCTACCAAGAATTGCCATGAAGGGATCTGCTGATGTCGCCTGCTCTACTCCCATCCTCGTCATTTGCTGACCAAGTAGATTGGTTTGCATTGCAGACTCCCCTGCCATTAATTGACCCCCTGCCAACGCACCTTGCATTCCCCTGTTCCAATCCTCTTCTATGATTGTTTTAATTTCATCATAGTCAGCACCCCGATCTCGTATACCCCCACTTGCCGCCCATCGTCCTCGTATTGACTCTTTCAGTTGCTGCTTCTCTCTATCGGACAACTGTGCGTTCGCAAGTTCATTAGCCCTTGTAAGTAACTGCTGGCGTAGCGGATCTACCGCAGCCTCGTTAGCGGCAACCTGCCTCTCAATATTATCAAGGACTTCCTGGATGTCACCCTGACTGCGAATAGCTTCTGTAGCTCTACCACCAAATGCCTCAACATCAGAGATGTCTGACTCCCGTTGCTGCGATGCAATGTAGGCTTGAGCCTCCTGCATCATGGGGATCAACCCCTTAAACTGTCCCGTCTCTGGGTCAAAGCCTGCCGTACCCCAAGTCGTTGCAGCGTCACGAGCCTCCTCCTCGGACATGCCTTCATCAAGTTTTTCCTGATACTTGGCTTGGTTGAATTGCTTAACCTTTGTGTTACCTCCATATAGATCTAACAGACCGCCTTCACGATCATATATCGCATTGGCAAGTACATTCCCTTCGGCATCAGTCTTAATACTGTAAACATCTTCTGGGGTAAGTGTGTCAGAAATATCATCGCTAAATACGCCAGCTTGAATGGATGCAGGGTTATAGTACGCACCAACTTCAGGAACTTGGTTAGCTCGATTCTGCTCTGTTGATCCATATGCACCAGTCTGTGCTCTATCCCTATGCCAGTTGGCGAAATCCTCCGCAGTACCCCCCTGCTGTTTAATGATTGCAATTTGCCTAGCTTCAGTTTTGCCTTGCCCCGCCCCATTATTATCAAATGCAGCTTGCAGGTCAGGTCGAACTTGTAACCATAGGCGACCCCTATCTGACTCGTCAGTAATTTGTTGAACATCTGAAATCTCTTGACCACCTGCATCTAGGTATCGCTGACCGCTAACGTACCTTCCTTGTTCATCAGTGCGTTTTATTTCGCCAAGTAATTGACGAGTTAATAGATCCATTTCAGCATCTTGATATTCACCCCTTGCCTGCATCTCGGCAGGGAGCATATCCAGTAAGCCTTTGCCCTCAAACCGACCAGTGCCAGTTATAAATTCATATTGTGCCTGTATGGTGTCCGCTGTTGCTTCGCCATAATCTTTTTGTTCTGGTGCATCTCCTCCTCCGTACATCCTATTATCTCCTGTCGTATTTTCTTAAATCTTTAATTGAACGCATGTAATCCCATCCACCTTGAATGTATGCCACATGCAAGTATAACTCTAAATCTCCACATCTAACAACCTCACCCCTGATGCGATCCTCTTCATTTTCAGAATTAGACAATGCATCCCCATCTAACCACCTTGCACACGCTTGTATCATGAATGGGTATAGGGCAAACTTCCATTTAGTATAAAAAGCATTCATTGATAATGCGTCTATAAAACCAACAAAACTCTTAACAATAACTTCAGGGGGAGCAAATTTATCTTTATCCACAAGGTCATCAATACAATGCGTGAAGCACCAAAATTTCCAACAAAAGTCGTAAGCTTGTGCATCTCCATTGGCACAAAGAGCAATATATTTCTTGGCCTCTGGGTTCTTTGCTACCTCATCGGGCGTATCGCAATAATCTGGGATGATTGTACTCATGAAATAAAAAAGCTAACCTCTATTACTCAGTGATTAGCCTATACAGTTTAATGCCCTGCGGCAGTGAAAGTGATCTGCATACTTACGTAGCTAAGGCATTTGTGCAAGTATTAAAACTTGATGCCATAGCACTGTGCGTTAAACGCATCAATCCCTGTCACATCATCTCTAACCCTCAGCACAATGCGATCATTGGTTCCCTTGCGGAGTCTTAAACCCCACTGAAGGTTAAAGATCTCATCAAAGTCCACACAAGGCAAGTATCCCTCCGAAGTACCAAACATGTTGCCTGCACGAAACGCCCCTGCTCCATCACCGAATGACGGTTTACCTCCAGCCAATCGCACGAAATCAAAGTTACTTTTCAATCCCTCATGGATTACAGTAATGCCATCACGCTGACTCTCGTGCTGGAATAGCACTCCGTTGGTTAGTGCGGTGATGTTTCCAAACTTATTTAATACGGCACTGGCATCGGCAATCAGAATATCTATCCGACCAATGTATATATCATAGTCTCCATTGGCTTGCACATAGTAATCCACATTATTTGTGCTGCCATTAACCAGCATATCATTGTCACCAGAAGATGTGCCGTCATCGGTCAGGTATTGACGAAATGGAAGCGGATCAATTGTCTCACCCTTTGGAGGATGGGGATGCGTAACGACATTAAGTACGCCCTCATCCTGAACCCTCGCATTGTTTCCAGTAGTAGGGTCAACTATATAGGCTTTGACCGCACCTTGAGGCATTAACTATTCTCCCTTGTGGCGTCCTTAAAGTAACCGACTAAAGCACAATACGCAGAACCAGCAGTAGCATCAGAGTCAATCTTAACAGCAATGGCACTACCCTTTGGGATCTCGACAGGGATAGTGGCAAAAACCCTTGAGTTGTTACCAATGTAAATAATGGCATGATCTGCTCCGCCAGAAATGGTTCCAGCCGCTTTGCCTTTATAGGCTAGTGTTCCTGTGCTGGTTGTTCTTGATGAACCGAAGTTGCTGTTACTATTGATTGATACAGCAGTAGCATCACTTATTAAATCACCCCCCGTTGGATTACGAATGATCGTAACTGTCGCCATATCAGACAAGCCAGTGAACCCCCTAATGCCTACAGCAACCGCACTCAGAACATAGTCCACGTCTTCGTCGTTATAAAAATAAATCAACGAGGCATCTCCAGCAGAGAGGCTTGTTATCTCTCCGCTGTTAATATTATAGACATCGCCTTTTGTGTTAGCAAATTCGGATTCGGATTCGGTAACAGCAAAAGTCTTGAGTTCGTTGCGTTTTGTTACTGAGGCTTTATAGCCTGTGCTTGGATCTTCGATATGAGCCATCTTATTCCTGGTCAAATTGTTGTTTTAAAAATTCTAGGAGTTCCTTTTGTAGTTTCAGTATCTCTTTCAACACCAAATAGGATTCTACATCCGCCACTCCCCTGTAGTCCTGTCCGCCTTTCGTGATCTTTTCATCCGAGGCCGTGCCTATAGTCTGTATAATATTACCACTCATTGTCAAAACCTAAATGCTGTTTGTGCTGAATCCCACACCAAGCAGTACACATCACCCGCTGGCATTGTGACTGGTGCGGTAAAGGTTGTTCCCTGTAGGATGATATTGAAGTTTAAGAAAGCATCACCTGTGCTGATGTTCGCTACTACCAACTCGTAGTTGTCCCGCTGGTTCTTTACGGAGAGCGTATTGCCCGATGCAGTGATCTCAATACGTGGGCAGCGTGATATATCAATAGTCTCTGTGGTAGAACTACTTATCTGCTGGCGACCCCATGCGTTGGGATCTAGTGCCTGCCCTGGACTGACGATGCTCATTAGTCTAAACTCCTACCACCAAGGAGATCATGTCTTGTTCCACTAACACGGATGTATCTAAAGTCTGGAGATCCTGCGGTTACGGAGACAGACACATAGGCATTATGCCCACGTAGTCTAGTAGGTAGCCTTCGCACCACATCGTTGTTTGATCCTGAATGTGTATAAGTGCCAAGTGAATCGAAATTATCTGGGTCAGTAGTGGTGATGGTCGTAGAGAACGCATCTGCGTTTGCTACATCCGCAGCAACCTGCACCTCATGAAAGTCCTTAATGTCATCAGTACCAAAGGTGTATGCTCTCGTCAGGAAGTTTCCAAGTATTTCAGTAGTATCAGACTCCGAGTCGCTTCCTATTGTTCGGTTTGTGTCGTCCAAAGAGTCTTGCCCTGCGTCATCAAATAAATACCACCCTGTAGGCGTACAAGCAACTAGGGAAAAGTTCCCACTACTATTTTCTATTGTAACGAAGTCACGTATAATAATATTCGGGTACTGGTCTATACTAACCCATGCCTCGTTAAGTATATCATAGACATAAACATAAGTAAAACCATTAGGGTACACGGGGTGTCCCCTAGAAAATAGCTCTACAGCCAAATAATATTTATTATTATAGACTATAGCACATGCCTTATCTGGGTTCACTCCTGTATCTAGTAAGTTCTCAATGGTATTGGAGATAGGCACTACTGCACCCTGAAGTTTAGATACTGCGGCTCCCGCTTGTGTTACTGCATCAAGGGCAGGATTAAGCTGCATAACCCCCTCATCACTAAGAAAGAAGGTGAAGCCTCCAGCCTGTGCAATCGTCCTCTTGGCAATACATCCGTAACGTGTGGTCAACTGGTAACGAGTGCTGATACTGGTCTGTTGTACGTTCGTTGCCACTGTGAGGCTCCGACGATTAAAGATGACCATATTATTCTCTTGGTATGGCATAAAGCCCACCACGTAGTCGGCAGCACCTTGGTTTATATACCATTCAGAATCAGATGGAGTGTAGTTATTAGGTTCCAATAGGTCAGAAAGGATAACAGTAGAAGAGTCTATGATGCCACCAATGGATGTGTCGGCTCCCGTTGGTGTAGCAATCTCCCTAGGTTGTACGCCAATCAATCTATTGGCAATATAGGCAGTGATGTTTGTATCAGGAAACGGATCTCCAGTTGCTGCATCTCCGCCTCGCAATGTTGCCTCGCTACTCAAAGACTCAAACTCACTATCAACCACATCGCCTGTTGCTGTAGTAACTCCATCCCAAACAAGAGGTCGCCCCTTGTAACGCATAATGTACACTTGGTTAAATGCCTGAAGCACCTCTGGCTCATGCGTGGAATCTACAATGGACTGCACTGTGTGTGTCCCTGAGCCTGCGGTTGTGATATTGATCTGGGTTCCAGCTAAAGCATTGTCATAAGTCGTAGCAAGTTGGATACTACTGATTGAGAACTCTATGACATAGTAAGTCGTAGCAGTGGATACACCTGTTGGTAGTGATCCAGTTGTAGTCAACTGAACTGTGTCACCAGTGTTAAACTTATGTGCTGGTGCTCCCCATACATCTGTGCCAGCATCTACACTACCTGAAGCAATGTCAGCACTGTAGTAATTCACATAGTACGTATCTGTACCATCCCAGATTAGTGCAGCTTGCTTTGTTGCAGATACCAACCAATCCTTCTTATCGTCGTCAGGGTCGCTATATATCCCAGAGCCAAAGACTTCCTCATCGTTCTCAGCATAGGTGTAAGTCGGGGATACGCCCGTCATGCCTGCCTTGAAATCTACACCTTTGCGAAGACTGATCTTACGCCCATCGCAACGCATGTTTGTGCTGCTCTGCAAATAACCAGGAGGCAATCTGTCTGGGTCAATATATGTATTAACACCAAGAATCTCCCGATCACCATCCGTTACGAGAGGATCATCTAACTCACCATACTTTCTAAATCCTGCCACAATAGCAGAACTTATAACTTCTCCAGCACAATAGTCAATATATGAATCAACAGCACTCCAATCGCCCCAAATACCAACATGGCGAGGAAGGGTGCGATCCAGCTACGCATCAGCTACCACTTTACCTTGTCTGCCCAGTACGCAGCAGACATTTTGCCTTTAGAAATATTACTGGCATGTCTGGCTTTGAATGACTTCTTCCTAGCTTTTTCACTTGCAGTCTGTGGATTTTTACCTGCACCACTGACTCCCTGCTGACCAAACCGAATAGTTTTAACTTGGTCGCCTGACTTAGCCACGACAACATGTGACTTTGTTTTGTGACTAGGAGTCCGCTTTGGTTTATTGTAACCACTGACTCCAGCTCTTGCCAATCTTGGGTCTTTCTTCACTGCCATAATTAGTTACCTGTGCCAGACGTAGCACCTACGCCTATGGGTCGCTTCAGATCCTTAAACGACACGGAGATATTACCAACGAATCTGTTGGTGTGGGAGATGTTCAGATCGTCTATTACATGCTGACCATTCTCAAATCTAGCACCTGAAGCAGAGATACTTCCTGAGCTGGCGTTCCCTGCACGATTGTAAGAAAACTCACTAAACTCATGCTGTGGGATATTATTTACTGCCTTGTCGATTGTGTCAGTGACACAACCCGTCAGTAGTGGGAAGATCAATAGTAGCTTTTTCATTCTCCTGTAATACATCATCTTGGCCTGTGGTGCAATACTTCTCTATGTACTCCTCGGTACTTATGCCTAGTTCACACTGAAGGCATGGTTCCCGACCAAAGTCATTGCATCCGCAATCTACGCTCAAGAAGTATTCTGCATCACTCACTTCACGTACATGAATAAAGATGAAACCAAACCCAAGACAGTCATACATAAAACCATTGGCCATACGGGAGGGTGTTGCTCAGGCTCTACTTGGGTAGAAACATTTCTAAGTTCTTCTTTCATAATATCCTGATCTCAGAGAACTTCGTATCAAATGTCAATTCTGAAGAATCACACCCAAGATACCTCGCATACTCTCTAGTGCCGCTGATAATGTCGGAAGTAGGAATAGTGGACTTAAACCCAGTATGAGTGCCAACTCTAACCGCAGAGAAAACCACAAGGGCTTTAAGATAAGACCCACCTTCACTACGAACAGCATCAAACAAGAAGCCATCAGTAGCCATATTTCCAGTGGTAAACTTAACACGTAGGTCGTCATGTAAATATCCTGACAGGTTCATGGTCGCAGGGTCGATGACTGGCCTAGCCCATTTCGGAATACTTGGGCCATCGGTAATCTTCCCTGGTGGAACGATCCATATATGTTCGTCTTCCAATTGAGAGACAAGCTTATTATAAAGTGCCTTGTAGCCTTTTCTGTAGGTGCTTGCTTTCCATTGTACGTTGCAGTCGTAGACCAACTGCTTGTAGCCTTCCAAATACTCGCCTACAATATTGGGAGGAACGGGATCTCCTGCGTACTGAAAGAGCAGTGGCTCAAGGAGCAGTCGATTACCTGCTTGCCCTAAGTCTATCCGCATAGGGACATTAAGAAACCTAGCCATTTTTCACCTCAAGCTTGGTCAAAATCACCTTTAGATCTGACTCTATTGCGGAAAGTGTCTTAGCTTGTCCTTCCGCTAACTCGAAGAGTTTGTTATTATTCTCCTCAAGACTACTTATCTTAGACTCCTGCACCATCGTTAAAGTCCTATCTTCTGCTCTATCGTCCTGAAGTTTCTCAACTTTATCTGCGATAGAGTGTGTCGTTCTTGTGTTGTCATTTACCTTGCTCCAGACTTTACCAAGAGCAACTGCACCTCCAAGAACTGTTACACCTAGTCCAGTTAGTCCGATCAAATCTCCCGTTGAAATTTCCATGAGTCTAAATTGCGTCAGGGTCTACGTACCAAGGATCTTCTAGATCCGCTCTACGTGCTTTGACTTCCACTTCCGTGAGTACAGTCGTTCCGTACAATGCGTATGGCTTATTGCCGCAATACTCTACGATGTAGTTCCCGTCTGGCATTGGAGTTGGCTCAATGACCACATCGTAATCAAACGTGTCTTGTATTTCGACGATTTTTGTTGAGTCTAAAGAATCAACTTTAGCTTGGTCGCAAATTGCGTATTTATGTTCTGCACTCATGTTGGAATATCCGTTGAAAAGGTTGGTCCATTAGTAAGAGTTCCATTATTACCTCCTGAGCCTTGATCGGTAATGGTTGTGCCAGTCCCACCATCATTGTCACCCATTCGATGCCATAAGACAGGGGAATAAGTAGTCAAATCAATCGGATCGCCACTATTGTAGATTGCTGTGGCTTGCGTGGAGTTAATCGCACTTGGAATTATTGCTAACTCATCAATCTTTCCATTCCAATATAAGCTTGGAGAACCGCCATTATTATTTCTTGCACCTATATATGGTGCTACTGGAGTATTTGTGTTCCCGTAATTAGACATGGTAACAGCAGTCGAGTTAGTTACTTGACTTGTTCCGTTGATAAAAATCTCTTGATCTATATTACCACCATTCTGCTTGAACACGGCAATAATATTAGTCCATGCCGTTAGGTCTACACCCGAAACAGTATCGGTCAAAGTAGATGTCTGGGTATTGTCAGCAGCGTAGAACATCGCTATCTGACCACTGCTATTCTGAAATAAGCTTACACGATCATAGAAACTCGCATTATCCATTGATAATATGGCTCTAGTGCTGCCTGTACCATCCATCTTTACCCAAGCAACTATCGAAAAGCTGGCTTGAAATGTCGTGGCTAATGTATTGGCAATAGTAATATAGTCATTCGTGCTATCGAAATCTACGGAGTACGTGTTTGTAAAAACTGGAACATCCGTACTAAACGTGGGGCCATTTACTAAAGTTCCGTTATTGCCACCGCTGCCTTGGTCGGTAACGGTAGTTCCAGTACCGCCATTATTATCACCCATTCGCCACCAACCTGAAGGTGAATATGAAGTCAAGCTTGCAGGAATGCCACTATTGTAAATACTTGAAAGCTGTCCACCTGTTAAAGTTATATTGGAAAAGTAAGAAACTTCTTCAATAAGACCTGCGTAATAAAGAGAGGTACTATTTTGGTATCGCAACGCACCGATTGTAGCGACATCCAATCCTGTCAAATCACCTAGGTAGGCTGTTGTGTCTGTGGAAACCAAGGTCGATTGAGTGGGTGCGCTTCCGTCAATATAAACAACTGGCAATACTCCGTCTTGAACAACAGCAACATGATACCATGTGTTATCACTAAATGCGGTTGGGTCGGTTCTAACAATGACTTGATTTGTTCCCGTTTTTTGCACAGCAAAAGTAAGGCGACCTTCTGGATTAACATAAAGTGAAGTAAAAGTACTGCCACTTGCGTCCGATATAGAAAAAATATATTCAGCAGCAGCAGGAGTAGCATCATCCATTTTAATCCACGCACTTATGCTGCCTGTGGTGTCACTAGCATAACCAGTAGCAACACCATCTATTGCTATGTAATCATTCGTGCCGTCGAAGTCAACTGAGTATGTGTTAGGGAATGGACTTGCGGCAGCAGCAATATCCGCTGCTACTATTGCTGCCCTTGCAGTGCCTGTAAAGCGTAGCGACATTATGCACCCTCAATAGTAAGGTGTAGACGAATGGTAATCCCACTTGCGGTATGGGTTGGCGTTGCAGCCCCTCGCAATACTCCGCCAATATAAATACTGCCTGCTTCCACGTTAAATGGAATTGGCGTAAACGCAGCAGGCTTTATGATCTGACTTCCTATTAAGTCCTCGTAAGTAGCTCCAGTGTCCACATAACTCAAGATGGTAGCTGCATCTGCATCACTAATGCTTACCGCACTATTGACTGAGCCAAGGCTTGCAGTGGAACTATCACTCACATAAACTGTGACCTGGTTTCCGTTATCGTCTTTATCTAGAAGACTGAAGCCGTTGATCGTTCCCTTAACTTGATCTCCCTGACCCAACGCTACCTCTGTGAAGTTAAACAGCACATCGTTCTGTGCATAGGCGTTGGTGTCAAGTGTTGGCGTTACGTCTACTACGAGACTCTTAAAGTTACTGAGTGTCTGTGCTCCCATTGTATATCTCCTTAATTATATGGTGCGGTTGTGTGGTGTGTTGTGTATTTCGTAAATGTCGTTTGCCCCTGCTGGCGTTCAAGTCTGTCGAGTTCATTGAGTATAATACTCTCTGCCCTACCTTCTGCGACTTGAGCCTTTTCTGTCTGGCGTGTTGCATGTAACCAGTCTGCATAAGCACCTTGTATAGCGTATTCGCTCCAAACGTAAAGAAAATCTGTATCACCCGATGCATAAATAGCTTTAGGGAATCCATATACAATCCAGACTGGTGCGGTAGATGTGCGGTTAATTAACAGTGCTTCGCCAAGTTCAGTGGCATTCACGTTATCATAGACCAACTTGAACGGGATCTCGGTTGCCCCGTAGTTACCAGAACACGGATCTTCCTCTGTCACCCTAAATAACTCGTATATGGTATCGGTGCTGTCGCCATCTGTGCCAAAGTCCAGATATGCATTGAGGCTTGCTGTAGCTTCTGCACCACTCCCTGAGCCACCAGAAAAAGTAACAGCAGGTACACTAGCGTAACCGCTACCCTCATTAGTAATTGCCACCCCATTAACCTCACCATCTGCATTGATCGTTGCGGTTCCTGTTGCTTGTGTGCCTCCACCTCCTGGTGCTGCAATTGTTACTGTGGGTGCCGAGGTATATCCAGATCCACCATTGCCGACTGCTACTGAGCGAACCCGTACGTCAGGGATGACTTGTTTGACCCGTGTAGCTTCTGGCCAGCGAGTGCGTTCCCTTGCCCACCTTGCATACTTATTGAAGGACTCTAGTGCAGCATTGGCTTCATCCTCATTGAGTTGAGTTAGACCGCACTTGTGCCTAAACTTGTCAATGAGTGTACCAGCGGTAAAGCTTGTAGTTGGCCCACCAGATGCGATTGTGCCTACGCTGACTGTCCTCATGATTGTGCTCTGTGGCTAGGGTTGTCCCTGTACCAGTCCTTTACGAAGGTTTTGTCACTCCAGCAGTCCTCTCCGTAATGCTGCATTGCTCTAAAAAAGTGACGAGCTGGAATACAGCCCTGAAGCTTACCTAGCCCGTCTACTGTGTGGTTGCCTGCTTCTCTTGCTTCCCGCCTTGCTACGGCATCGTAGGTTGCCACCTTGTGCCTTTCAAGATCTACCTCATAGCGTAGGTAGCGATCCATGTTTCTCATCCACTGTGAACCATTGCCTAAATGCCCCCATTCAGGCAGGTAAACTTGTGGTGCGTTTGCTGTTCCTTTTAACTCTGCCATGATTAGAGGAGGTTGCCGAAGATAACGTCCACAATGACCTTGAGTCGCCCTGCGGTTGCTGTGCCTAGTTTCCCGCCTGGTCCTTGAAATCTAACAACAAAATACTTTACAGTAGATGTGTCATCGTAGGAATAAATTTTACTATTAATAGTGGAGTCTAGAGTAACAGTAACATCATCTGTCTCACCATTAGAACTGGTGGTGTCGGTGCTTTGAAAATATGCACCATCACCAGCATTTCCTTTTGACGCCAGAATAGGCTCTAGAGGTTTTGCTGTCATGAATCCATTAACACTATCACTGTCTCCAATACTGAATATAGGTGAGGTTAAGCCAGCAAAGTTTTCCTCTACGTAAGCATAAACATCACGAATAATTACTCCTGGTCGCAGGGGAAATAGTTGATATGTTTGTGTGTCACTTGCCGCCTCATCACTTGGTGCGTTGTCCACCAACTGCTTCCAGTCAATGACGTAACTCAATGCTGGTTCGTTCTCTGATGGAGCACCAAGCCCCACGTTTATATCTGTATTTGCCATGATAAAAAAAAGGGGTGCTCAGGAGAAAAGAAACATTAGAAAATTCCTGAGCACCCCCTGGGGATAGAAGTGATTAATTAATTAAGCGTCATTCGCAAAGGCGATGTCAGCTAGGATAGTGATCTTGCCTTGAGTCGTCTCAGACAACTTCGCACCAGAAGCTGGAGTAAACAAAGCCTCCAGCGTGTTTGCGGTGGTGTAAGCCTTGCCGTTGATAACAGAAGCAGTGGTGTCACCACCAGAAACTCCATTATCATCAGTGCCAGTGGTATAAGCACCATTGGCTTGCTTGGCAAAGATTTCTGTACCATCAACGCAAAGTTCTGTGGAAGTCACAAAACCATCTGCGTCACCAGTGTCACCAATTACTGCTGTCAGTGTAGTCTCTGATCCAGTGTAATCAAATGCCTCATTGAGGAAGATCATTACATCCCGAACATAAGCACCTACTGGCAGTGGAATTAGTTGATAGGTCTGAGTGTCGTCGTCGCTTTCGCTTGCTCCATTGGTAGCAAAGTCATTGAAATCAATAACCCGCTTGAAGTTCCAGCCGCGTCCGACCTCGTTGTTAGACAGAACCTGTCCTTTATCGTCAATATCTAAGTTAGCCATTGTGTTAAATCTCCTTTGTTAGTGATTAGTAGATAAAACCATGTGCCTTTGGAGAATCAACTCCGAGAGCAGCAATAACCTCACAGAAGCCTCTGCGACCTCCGCCTTGATCCTCAAGTTCAGACCTAGACTCAGCCTTCAGGGTGAACAAGGAATAACTTCCAGTGTCCAGAAGAAGACCTCGGTCGCCAGGTACTGTTGCGGACTCACTTGTGCGATCCAAGAATAGAGACGCAGGAACGATATTTACCATTCCGAAGTCACCATCATACTGACGAACATTAAGAGTGATCTTCTTGTCTGCCGCAGCTTGTGTCACACGAAGAGTCGCATCACTGGCACGAGAGAACACGGATACATCATGGCGAATCTGAGGTGAAGCAACGAGCATGAGTGTGCCATTTGGCATACCATTCTCGGAGTACATATTTGACATCAGAGTATTAAACTCAGTCTCCGTGAGAGCGGCAGTATCAACGTAGTTCGTGTACTGCTGTGAAGCAGGAACATCAGAGGGGTAGTTGCCTCCAGCAGTGCCATTGAATCCTAGCCAGCGGAAAATACCACGGGTCTTATAAGGAGTGCCAGCACCACCTTGTTGTTGTCGATCTTGTGAAGAACAGACGGCTGCCTCTACGTCACGTTTAATTTCACGGGTGGCGAGTGCTTGAGCACGTGCGAACTCAGATGGGACACCTGCGGTATCAACAAGTTCTTGGATGTCAGAGACTTGGAAGGTTCTACGCCATTTCTGGATATAGTTACCAAGCTTGACACGATTGACAGCTTTATTCTCAAAGCTATCTACGTCCTTGCCTTCATCGACACCACCAAACGATGGTTCCTGTAGTGCGTCCACTTGCCATTCAGGGAATGTTGCGGTTGCTTTTTTCTTGGGAGCAGCAGAAGTGACTGGTGTCATCTCTGGCTCCGATAGTGTAAGGACATCGGTAATTTGTTCCCGATTCCCTGCTGCATTTAAAGTTGTTGCTTTAGCCATTGTACTAAGAGTTTTTAAGTTTTAGGTAAGTTGCGTATGCATCGGCACTTCCCGTTGACTCGTATGTTTTGTAAGCGGCTGCGATTGCCTTCTGTTTATTCGTAGTAGTTTTGGACTTAGAGACTGCTGCTCCTGCTGGAGCTGGAGGGGCTTTCGGCTTTTTAGTTGTAGCGACCTTACCTTTTCCCTTCGGGGTTTGCGGTTGCTTTGCCTGTATTGCCTTGATCCCTTCGATGGCTACACCCATCAGAAAGCTTGCGTTCGGCATTGTAAGAATTGGTGCGTAGGCAGGATCTGCCATTGCTTGTTCATACAATTGAAACTCAGAAGATTCAGG